TTAATAATAGCAGGGGAAAGCGGTTTAGACTTTCCCCCAACTGCGTCATAGAGAAAATTCTCTATTAGAGTAGATAACATACTGTTATTCGTCTAACTCAATAGCTAGGGAGTGGTCGCCATCTTTAGTTTGTTGTTTAACAGCAGTTCTATGTTTCTCCATAACGCCTTCATTTACGGACTTTGTTACAGCCGCAAATTCTTTTAATAAATCAGCATCTTTTTCAGAAAGCTCTGCTGATTCCCCAATCTTAATATCCATAGCAAAGAAAGTGTTACCACCAGACTTTTGCTTTTTAGTAGATAACAAGAGAGTGTTTCTTATCATTGGTTTCTTTTGAGTAGCTAAAGATTTTAGTATTGTACTCATAGGTATGTAATTAACACCTTTAGCATAAACAACACAAGGAATTTGTTTTAAGCTAACATCCTTACCATCAGATGATTTGCCATCCATATCAGCAACCCCGTAAATAACTTGGTTACATTTTATAGAGCTCTGAATTACCCTTTGAGGGTCACTTTCGGGTAATGCCTCAAGTTGCTCTCTAGATAATTTTCCACACTTATAACCTCCATGAGAATCTGGAAACTGGTCTCCTAAAGAATGTCTTTGCACACTAGATGTAAAAACCTCCTCATTATTATCCCAATAGCTATAAGCAAACATCCTCATAAAAGGTCTAAACTTTGCGGTTTTAGCGTATACACTATCTCCGTCAACTTTTAGAGTGTAATGACCCCTCGGTAGAGGATTATCATTCTCATCTTCTGTTTGATAGTTTATAGACAATCTCGATAGTACTGAGCCTTCTTGGCTGTTATTATCTAATTGCCCTGTTAGTTTCATTAGTTCTGCATCACTTAATGACGTTACATCATTTGGTATAGTAATAGCAGTAGTTTGTGTATTATTTTCAATCATCGGAATTATATACCTCCTTCATATTCAGCCAATCATCCCCTATTTTTAATTCGATTCCTATTGGCATCGTATATTTAAAACCATACCGCTTTTCACATTCATCTGAAATAGACAGCATAGCCTCTTTTAAAGTTTCGATAGCTTGTTTATCTTCGTCTGGATACACATCCAAAACGATACTATCATGTACTGTGTTACACACTATAGACTTTAATTCGTTTTTTGTCAATAGCTTATTTAAATTAATTAGTGCAAGTGGCAACAAATCTGCTGTTGCAAACCCTTGTACAGGATAATTCTTAATAGCAGTAGAATTTGTTACACTTCCACTGCGTAATCTCTCAACATTTGGGAAAAAATACTGTCTCCCACTAGGTAATCTTATCTTACTTGACATAAGTGCTTCGTTTTGTAACTCAGTATGCCACCTAGTTATTCCCGAATACTTATTTTTAAAAGCACGATAGTATTGCATCTGTTTTGGAGTACCTAAGATACCCCCATATAGCGGTTTAAAAGTATCTGACTTAGCTTTTTGTCGTGACACTCCAAGTATCTTTGCAGTATAACTATGAACATCAACTTTGTTTTTTATGTCTTTTAAAACTTGTTCATCATTAGCTAAAAATCCTGCAACTCTAAATTCTAATTGTGAATAATCCCCTTCTAATATCTTTCCACCTTCCCACCTAGATGTAACACATTCTCTAACAGGAAAAGTATTACCTCTAGGCATGTTTTGGAAGTTAGGATTACGAGAAGATAGTCTGCCAGTACTTGTAACGCATTGCATAAATTGTGGATGTACCATCCCATCTTTACTAATAGCTTTTTGCATACCATCAACAAAAGTTCTTAGGTAAGTTCTTATAGCAGAATAGCGTACATACCTTTTTAAAAATTCGTGAACTACACCTTTTGTTGTTGATAAATAACTTTCTAAAACTACTTTATCAGTTTTAAATCCCATAGCAGAACAATCAATAACATTTCTAGGTCTTAATTTAAGCCCCGCTCTTTCATCTGTATTTCTAAATATTAAACCTTTTGTACTACAAGTTTTACAATGTCTTTTTACATTACTAGGTGTACCATCTTTTTTCATGTAAGTGTACTTACCAGTTCCTTCACAGTTATGACATATAGTGCCATGCGTTTTAAACTCTGCTCTTGCTAAAGAATTTATTTCTACATAAAAATCATTTATGTTAGCAAAATTAGTTCTTCTTTTAGGTTTTCTTGTATTACCTCTTTCTTCATAACCAATATTAAATCTTCTAGCCCACATTTTTTTGTCAGTAACTTTCATTGAATAAAAAAGTACAGACCTATCTTCTGGTGAATCTAAATTTATAGGAGTGTCACCCATAAATATTTTTACTTTTTCATTTAAATATTTTTGTAAGTCTACTAACTCTTTTTCAAATTTAACTTTTATGTTATTTAAAATTTCAGTGTTAATATGTAAACCATTCATTTCAATGTCAGCTAAAACTTTTGTTAGTTCCATTGACATTTGTATTGTTGGTGCAATGCTAGTTGTCATATAAATCTCCCCAACTCATCTTAAATTTACTTAGCTGTGCTATTGCTAATTGATAAGTACTTTCAACATCTTGTTTACCATATTCATAAACAATATTCCAAGGTATTCTTTCATAGGATACTCTATTCTTCATAAATGGTTGAATTAGTTCACTTTTTTTAAGTGCAACACCTTTTCTTTTACAACAATCTTCTAATGAAAATCCCCACTTAATACCTCTTGCCATAATATATTCCATAACCATAGTGTCATGTAATTTTTTATCGTAAGTAAAACCACATTGTACTAACCAACTAAAATCAAATTTTATGTTATGTCCTATAAGTACATCAGTTTTATCTAAAACATTTTGTAAAATCTTTTGTGCATTAGGTGTTGGTGGTTCGTCTCTATGATAAAAACATAAATACTCAACTGGATTGTCATCAATCTTATAACCAACAGAAACTAAATTGTTTCCGTTAAATGGACTAGATGTTATTTTATTTTCGTCATCAACATCAAATGTTGTTTCTACATCAACTGTCGTTATCACTTTCAAAAACTCCCCTCTGTATACTTATTCTTGCATGTCTTGAACCATGCCAACCATTTAATTTATTTTTACTTACTGTTATGCAACGATAAGGGTCTGATAAATCATTGTTATCAGCACCTCTACCTATGCCTAAAATTAAATCTGCTTCTCCCGCCTTACCTGTTCGTGAATTATCTAACATAGAATAATCTATTATTGATTTACCTTCTGCCTCATAACTAGCTTGTGACACAGCCCACATTAAACATTCATGTCGTTTTGCTATTTCTCTTGCCCTAACGTAAACATCTTTTAGTTTTTCATCTGTTCTATTGTAATTACCAGTTATGTGAACTTTGTCAAGTTGGTCTATAAACATTACATCGGGTTTATAAATTCTTGCGTACTCATTTATTTCATCAATGTGTGTACCTACACTATCAAAAACTGTTAACAAAGGTTTTATTTTTGTTAGGTATTCTTCTTTATAATTTTCTAAGTTGTCAGCAATATGTTCTTTTGTTTGATTAAAATATGATTGTACTATTCTAAGTTTAATTCTAACTGCGGGTTCTTCATTTGCCCAATATGTAACTTTCTTTCCTTGTTGTATGTAACCAGATGCATTAAAACTAGAAAATGTCGTCTTACCTATTTCTGGTCTAGCAAATAAAATAGCAAAGTGTCCTCGTTCTAAAGCGGGAACATTGTCAGCTATTGTTAGTAACCTGTGTTTAAACTCTCCACTATTACCATTTAATGTAAATAATTCTTCTAAATCTTCTTGTACTAAATGATAAGTTTCGCTACCTACCATGTTTTGTTCGTCTAACATTTCTACTAATCTTCGTAGACTACTTATGTCTTTGTCAGCACCAGTATAAATGTCAACGGCTTTTTCTCCTATTTCTTTTGCTTGTTGCCTAGCCCAAAAGTTTTTTATAGCATCAAAATTTAGTTCCGATATAGAACTATTTTCATCCAATTCATCTATTTTATCTACTATATTCTGCCTAGTAGCCTTTGGTACTGCGGGATATAGGTCAGCATACATGACCTTTAATTCTCGCAGATTTAGTACCTTTTCAGGATATTTGTCATGTATTTTCTCTATTAGGGTGTATACCATGCCATATTCGTGATTAAACATGTCAACATTAATAAACCTACGAATTTTGTTGTAGTGTTCGTGGTTTAAACAAATAGATAGTACCTCAGTATGTATCATTCATCCACCCCCATGCTTTCTTGTTTACTCTATCTACTAACTTTTTAATATCTTCGTCTAGCATTTCTTTTATATCTTCTTCCAACAATAAAAACTTAGCGTTCATATTTAAAGCTAAGTCATCAACTAATTGAACAGCTTTTTTACTTGCATCTTTGTCAAGTGCTATACCAACCCTTTTGTATTGCTTTAACACATCAACATGAGTTTGTAAAAGGTTAGTTCCTAATAAAGCTATACCAGTACAAAATTTAGATAGAGTTAGTGCAGATACCACATCTTCTACTAATATTGCGGTATCACTTTTACCCGCTACAAATGGATAACCAGAATTACCATATCTATACCACTTTGGTTTTTTGTTTTTGTATAAGGCTCTACCAACTGCATCTACTAACTTATCTTCTTTCTTAACTAAAAACACTGCCCTATGGGTATGCCTATCATACCGCATAATCTCATAGTAATCTTGTAAATCATAGTGTGTAACATATTCTCTGTAATCCTTGTTTTCTAAATTTTCTTCCCAATGATTTCTGTAGTAGAATATTTCTGGTTCTTTTTGTTTTTCTACTTCATTAAATAATCTTTTAGATAGTTCACTACGAGTTCTACCTTTAATATTACAATCAGCATGAAAACAATTATAAACTATTTTTTCACCAGTATTTAGTGCAGAGAATGTTTTGTTATGAAAGCATATAGGACAATCTATTCTGACTGCCTCATTAACATTTAAATTTAAATTCTTTAAAAAACTTTGTAACATCCCACTCCTAAAACCCTTTTAAACTAACAAAAATTAATGTCAACTATTTTTTTATTTTTTTTTTGTTGACAGATTTGTTTTTATCAGTAAAAAGGGGAACCCCCCTACCCGTGGTATACCGTATTACTTTAAGGGATACTTATGCATAATAAATTACTAGAACATATACCTACCGAAATGAAAAAGTGGGAGGATAAAATGTATGACGCAGAGTTTGAAGGGGAAATGGGTAACTACCATAAATACAGAAAAATCTATTTACATTACAAGTCATTACATGATAGAGGTATAGAATATGAACCAACCTTTTAAATGGACAGATGATAACTTTAAAAAAGCTGTTAGGTTATCTAAAACTAATATGACTATGACAGAGATAGGTAGGGAATTAGGAACTACTAAAAATGCTGTGTTAGGTAAGTTACATAGACAAAAAAAGAAGGATGGATACAAAGTAAAAAAACAAACAAGGGGGGCAAGTCATAACTATTACTTTAAAACTATAGGTAGGGGAACTTGTAACCTTTGCCAAAAACAATTTGATATACAGAGTAAGTTTGATAGGTTTTGTATGCCTTGTAAAAAAACTGATATGTATGTGGGGAGTTAACTATGAAAGAACGATTAAAACGAATACATATTAATCAGCATAAAATTAGAGCCAATGCAAAGAATGGAACTAATGAACCTGTAATTACTGTTAAGACAGGTAAAAAAAATATTTATGCACATACAGTAAAAATATTAGGGGGTTCTGATATTGTTTATAGACCAGATAAACCTTTAAGTTGTGGGGCAAGAGTATGGATAGAAACTTATAATCCTGTTGTTATAAATAAGGATTGGGATATTAAAGTAGTATAGTGTATAGAATAATTGTCATAATCTTATTACTTTTAATTCTTCTTGCTACTTGTAGTGGGTGTACTTTTTTTGTTGCTAAAGAAACTGTTAAAGTGTTAGATGAGGTATTAGAAAAAGAACCTAACCCAGAAAAGAAAAAGAAGATACTAAAAAAACAAAAGACAATGAAAGATAAATCTAGAGAGTTTTATTGTAGCAAAGTAAAAGATGAGGAGAAATGCGGATGAGTAAAAGAAAATACGAAGTAGAAGTTATGGTAGTAGAAAATAAAATTTATCATGTATACGCTAAAGATGAGGCTGATTTATTAAAAAAACAGGATAATATAATTGATGAAGGTAAACTTGTCAGAACAGATAGTGCAGAAAATACTGTAGGTAGTTGGAGGTTTTTAGGAAATGTCAGCGAATAAAAAATTAGTTAAGTTACCAAAACATGTCACTCTAGGTGCATTTAAAGTAGAAATAGTTTTAATACCGCATGAAGTTGCCTACGAAATTTCTGATGCTCAAGGAGTTTTTTTAGGTAAGCCACCATATAAAATATTTTTAGATGAAGAAATTATTTCTGATGGTGGTATGGATGCTGTTAATGTTTTAATACATGAGTTTTTTCATCTTGGCTTCTACCAGTACTTACTAAAAGATAAAGAAGAAGAAACTATTGTCAATTCTTATGCAAATTTTACAACAGAATTATTTATGAGAAGTGAACTAAAAGAGTGGTTAGTATGGCAGATAACAAAAAGTGTATGAGTTGTAAAGTTAGTGTACCTACAATAAGAGCAACAGATACTATTTGGTATTGTACTGTATGTTACATAAAAAAGTTTTATCCTGTGGATAACTTTGCTAAAATTTTATTGACGGCAAAAAACAATGCAGATAAAAGAGATAGTGTTTAGTGAAAGCTAAACGCTTGGGTGGTTGTTCTCAACAACACAAAAAATGAGATAGGCTCGGGTATGACCTAGAATGTGCAATAAGCATAGTCCAAAGTGTACCTCTAGTGCAAGTGCTAGTTCCCTACTTGCCCTTGTTTAAATGTAGGTAACATTTAATTGTGGAAGTTCCACGCCAATGGCGGATGCCACAAGAAGTATGCAGTGTCCACGAGTCGCAAAATTACTTCACAACATGTTTAGGAGTGGGCATGGTAGATATATCTGTAAGTCCTTACCCCTAAACAACAAACAAGATAAGCCGTGTTAAAGCGTGTGCTGTCTTGGTAGGTACGATAATCTTACTAGTAAGCTCTTCGGACAAAGCGTGTCTATCGTACCTACACTAACAAAGGGGGTAAAATGTCAATGTCAACAGAAAATAAAATGTCAACCGATTGGATACTTGTCGATGCAGATTTTGGTAGATATCATCACACAAAATTTAAATCGGGTGGCAGACTATACTTTATAAAAGGTGCTAGAAAAAATGTCAGCGTATATGACATAGCCTTACGAAAAAATGTCAGCATAAAAATGTCAGCGTTACCTAGCCTCTATTTCAATACAACTTATGAAACAAATCTTTTGCGTAAGTACCCTAACACATTTAAGAACTTATTAAAAAATTTTAGGTTATTTACACAAAAAACAAAACAAGAAAAAAATATATTAGATACACTAAAAATAAAATCAAAAATAAATTATAAAAATGTTTGACTAGTTTTTTTTTATATGCAGAATAAACTAAACATTAAACAAGGGAGTTAAAAATGTTATATGTAGATGACTATAAAAAAGTTGAAAAAAGCGTTCCTCAAAAGATACAAGAAATTTGCGGTACTAATGGTATATTCCATATTCGTTGGAAGAAAAAAGATAGACGACAATTTATCGACAATGAATTTGGTCATCCTGTAGTAAATCCAGATTATGATAAATACGCTATTTTACGAACTGGCAATTTTAGGTTAGGTGTAGTAAAAAATCTTAAAGGCGGTAAAAGAAATACAGACCCTAACGAATTTTTAATTGCTTTTGATATGAGCAAAAAAGGTTATAGAAATATTTATTATAATACGATAGAAAAAATTACAGTAAATAAACAAACTTTTAACGTTGCTGTTATAGATACGAAACATTATAGATTTGGTTTAATAGAACAAGAGCAAAAAAAATGATTGCATTTACCAAATCAAAAAAACTACTTAATATAGATAATAACGCTAAAACAGTTAAGGGGCAAAAATATGGTTTTATGACCGCAATTTTATATCTTGCCCCTTCTAATCAATCGGGTTTTAACGTATGCCCGCAAGCTTCAAAAGGTTGTAAAAGGGCTTGTTTATATAGTGCGGGTAATGGTTCTTATCCTAGCGTAAAATTAGGGCGTATAAATAAAACTTTATGGTATATACAAGAAAGAAAAACCTTTTTAAATCAACTAAGAAAAGAAATAAACGCTTTTATTAAAAAGGCTAAATCTAAGGGGCTAGTGCCTTGTATTAGATTAAATGGTACTTCTGATATATCATGGGAAAACACTGGTTTAATAGATGAATTTAAAAGTATTCAATGGTATGATTATACTAAGACTTACAAAAGGGCGTTAAAATTTGTCAGCGGTAAACTTCCTAAAAATTATCATATAACCTACAGTTTAAACGAGGATAATAAAAAACAAGCTTTTGATATCTTAAAAAAAGGTGGTAATATTTCTGTTGTGTTTCGTAAAAGTTTACCTAAAAAATTTATGGGATATAAAATTGTCAACGCTGACTTAAACGACTTGCGATTTTTAGATGGTCATAACATTATAGCGGGGTTAGTTGCCAAGGGTAAAGCAAAAAATGATTTTTCTGGATTTGTTTTAGATGCCTAAAAAAAGAATATCAAATTATCCTTTTGGTAGAGACACTAAAAGCCCAGATTATTATTTTACCCAAGATATTTTTAGTGATGGTTCGGGGATAACAGGTCGCAAAAAAAAGAATAAAAAAAACTTTGTATCTAACAAAAAAACATATAAAGAAAATATATTGCAAATAAGCAATAAAAAATAAACGCATAAAAAAGGGAGTTTTATTATGCAAGATACGATAACAAAAACGCATGACAATATAATGGATGTATCATTATTTGAAATGCCAATTAAAAAAGCGGTTAACCCAAAAATTATTTTAGATAATGAAAATGGAATTAAAACCGAAACTACAATGGATGACCAAGTGGTTGTTTATAGACCCGATACAATGGAGATTTTAGGGCGTTCAAGAAGTAATAAGTATAAAATTATTGAACCCGCTATTTTATTTCAAAAACACGCTGAAAAGGTTATGCAAGATAAAAACCTTCCTAGAAATATTGTTGTTACTGACACTATTTATGAAGGGGGCAGAAAACAAAAGCGTACTATGTCTTATCCAGATTTAACTCATGTTATGCCCGATAATAGCAAGGTTAATATGAGAAGTGATATTTTTAATTCTGTCGATATGAGTTGGATGTATCAAGCTTTTGCGGGTGCTTATAGGGATTTATGCCGTAATTCTTTAGTATTTGGCGGCCAAAGAATGTACCATGTAAAACAAAAACATACTACTGGTTTAAATGTTTCCGCAACGCTTAATCAAGTAACTAAGACTATCCAAATGTTTAATGAAAACAAAGAATTAATGGATAAAATGATTAATCAAGAAGTAACACTTGACCAAGTCGCATATATTTTAGCTGAAAACATAGCCAAGAAAAAAAGCGGTTTAAGTCGTTTTGGAATACAGCAAAAAGTAGAAGTTAATAAAAAATTATTAGATTACTTTTTATACCAGTTTGATAGAGAACAAGGCAATCTTGGTTCTACTGTTTGGAATTTGTTTAATGCTCTTACGCATTGGAGTACACATATTGACGATACTTTTGAGCGTGAAAACGAGAAAACAGGAGAAATTACAGAAGTGTCTATGACTAGGGCGGGCAGTAAAACGCACACAGCCCAAGTTAAACGTGAAGATAAAGTAAGAGAATTTATGAATACAGAAGACTGGCAAAATATGTTAGCGGGTGTTTTTGTTATTCCTAAAGGGGTAAATTTACAGTTCTAATTGTTACCCATGATAAAATATATTAAATCTAACAAAAAAATCATGGAGTACTTATGGAATTATTTGCCTTGGCGTATAGGGTATTATTAATATTATTCTTAATATCCTTATTACAGCTTATATTCTGATAAGCATAAAAGTAGCCCCGCCCTAAAAAGCGGGGTTTTTTATTTGTGTTTACAATAAATGAATTTTCTGTATAAAATTAGATTATAAACCATTTAACAAAGGGAGTTTTTAAAATGGCAACTAAATATTATACTAAATCTGAATTAATCAGATTAAATAATAAATCTATTAAGGAAAATAGAAACCAATGTTTAAGTACTGAAAAGTTAAAAAATCTTAACCCTAAGTATATCTATCCAGTTACGCAGACTTTATTCCATAATGATAAAGAAATGCGAACTATCATATTATTTGATGAAAATAATAACCAAGGAATTTTAGATATAAGCATTGTTGATTATAATAAATTAAATACTGTTAAAAGACTTTTAGGGGGTTCTAATGCCTAACATTACCCCTTATATGACTCAAAAACATTTTGAGGTTTTGGCTGATGAATTAGCCCAAGATAAGTTTTTTTATGATAGTTTAATCGCTTTCCATGAAAAACTGGATAGAATGATTAAATACTGTCAAGCCTCAAATGAGCGGTTTAACGTTAAAAAGTTCATTGCTAGAATAGATTTAACCTATAACGCTTTTGATAAAAAAATGCGTTCTCAAGTTCAGAAAGTGGGGGCGTAATGGAATACAAACTTAAACTAAATAAACCCAGTTCTCTAAGAGGTTCAGACCATGGTAAAATCCAAGCCTTAACAGATATGTATGATTTTATTATAAATACCCCTACTGGTGATTTAAATCACAATCTAATTAGAGAGGAGATACAAAAAAGATTATATAAGTTAGGTTGTAACAATTTAAGCGTATCAAGTGAAAGCTTAACCAGAAATTTCAATAAAGCTTTTGGGGGTTCTAGTGCTAAGTGATTTTATCCTATTTATGCTTTTAATGTGTGTAGGTATCTTTTTACTTGCATTTTACTTTAAATAATATTTATTAAACTTTCATATTATTCCTTCCTAGCCCCGCCCTAAAAAGCGGGGTTTTTTATTTCGGGTTTTATTGCGGTTCTTACTAGTTTTATTGAGGTTCTAACCCTAGTTTACATTTAGGTTTAATTAGTGGTTTATATGTGTAAATCTAAGGCTTTTTAGGGTTCGTAGTGTTCGCAAATGGGCTAGGGGATAAGGCTAGAATAAATTAGAAACTAGTTTGGGGATGACCTTAAAAATACCTTAGATATAATAAAAAATGTCATTAAGCTTTTTATGCGTGGGCGGGTGTACCCGATTAGGTTTTTATTATTAACGGGTTTACCCGAGGGCGTACCCGATTAAGCCCCTTTTTTGCTTGTAGGATGTTAATAACTGTTATCGTACCAGACTTAAATTTATCCTAGATGATAACTGTAATTATCGTAACAGGTAGTTGTAATTAGTCACAATTAGTCATTTGTTACCCTCTTATAAAATGGCGGAATATATAGATTTATTAGGGGGGCAGGCGTGGGCCACCCTAGGGTACTGGGGAGTCTTTATACAAAGTCAGTATATTTTTATAGAATTTACCCTGTAAACTAGTAAACGCTTGACCCTGCGGGAACCCTTATAGGTCTATCTGTATACAGGGTGTAAGCCCCCGGGTAAGGGGGTAGTTCTATTATACACCTGTGTGCCATTTTGTCAAGTAAAAAATAATTTTTTTATTAGAATTAACTTGACAACTAGGAGATATCGTGTATAATATAATAAGGTGAGTACAAAACAAGCACATACTCCACCACTTTAATTAGTAAAAACAAAAGGGAGATATGGTGCATAGTGTACTAAAATTTATGAACCTACTACCTCAAAAACCTAAACAAAAAAAAGAACTAACCCCTAAACAGGAGGCATTTATTGATGCCCTAATGGAAAACGGCGGAAGTGTACCCCAAGCAATGAAAACAGCAGGGTATGAACCAACATCACGCTCTTGGTTAGTTAATTCAGTTTCTAACGAGATAGTAGAACGAACACAGAACTACCTAGCGTCTCATGGTATGAAAGCGGCTAACAACTTAATAAACGCTTTAGATGAAGACGGAACAACCCCCAAGGGCGAGCTTAGATTAAAAGCCGCAGAAAGTCTTTTGAACCGTATAGGTATAGGTTCTAGAGAAACAGTAGACCACAATGTGACAGCAATTCATGGTGTGGTCTTATTACCTAGTAAACAAGAAGAAAAGATTATAAACGAGTAACGGGAGAATACGATGGATATAGCAACATTGGCAGGACAGTTAGGTATTCAGCTTACTGCTGAAGCTATAACTACTATTGTTAATAGATTAGATAAAAAGAAAGACACTAAAAAAGTAACGGATAAAGATAAAATAGAAGAAATAAAAAAGTTTGCTGATAAGCCTAATATGGCAGATGTAGCAGGCGGTGTTAGAATGAATAAGAATAGACCTAAATCTGGTAAAGACATGATTAAGACAACAAATCTAGGAAAACAAGGAAACCAAGGTTTTTCTAAGGGGGGTTCTGTAAAAACCTACGCAAAAGGTGGCGGAGTACGAAAGCCGAAGATGACAGCAGGGTATTAGATATGGGAGTAATAGCAAGATTAATATTAGCAGGTGTATCAAAATCTAAGATAATAGCTAAATATGGGAAGAAAGCTTATAATGCTGTTAAAAATGATTTAAAAAAAGCTGATAAAGAAGATTTAAAAGGTTTAGCAATAACAGGAGCAGGAATAGCAACTATAGCCGCTGTAGAAGGAAGTGGTATTAAGAAAAAATTAGAAAAGAAAAAAGGTGGTTCCGTAAAAACCTACGCAAAAGGCGGAGGAGTAAGGAAACCTAAAATGACAGCAGGATATTAGATATGGGATTAGTAATTAGATTATTATTAGCAGGAGCATCAAAATCTAAAATAGTAGCTAAGTATGGCAAAAAAGCTTATGATGCGGCTAAAAATTTAATGAAAACAAAAGATAAAAGTGTTTGGTCAAAGTTAGATATGAAAGATGCAGAAAAATATATTTTAAGCCCTATAAAAGAAACTACTAAAAAAAAGGTTAAAAAAAATTTACAACCTGTTAAAGATTTTGGAAAAGCAACTGCTACAGGAACAGTAGCCGCTAGTGTAAATAAAGAGCCTAAACTATATAATTTTAATAAAGGCGGAAAGATAAAGACCTACGCAAAAGGCGGAGGAGTAAGGAAACCTAACTACTAGTGAAACGACCACTAACAACAAGAAGCAACGAATTTAGACACTGGGTACAGGATAAATACAAGAAAGACCCTAACTTATTAAAACCAATAGATTTACACAACAAATTTATAATTTACTTAGCATGGAAACAAGCACAACCACCCAAAATACAAGAAAAACATCAACCATACCGTTTGGATATAAACTAGATGAAGACACCAAGACGTTATTACCTATCACAGAGGAGCTTGAGGCTTATACAAAAGCAAAAACTTATCTTCAGTCTTGCTCTTATAGGGAAGTTGCTAGTTGGCTCACTGCCACAACCGGTAGAAAAATATCCCCACAAGGGCTTAGAAAAAAAGTATTAGGAGAAAAGAGTGAATGATGTACCACCGCCGAAGCCAAAACGTCAATACAACTACAGTGTAGCGACAAAAGCTAGAAAAGCGGCACAAAAAAAGCTAAGACAAGCTAAAAAAACTGCTGAAAACAAGGTAAAACAAGTAAAAGCACAAAGAGATAAGGTTAGATACATAGAATCTGGTCTAAAAAAGATAGAAGGTACACTTACAGGTAAAAATCCTGCTGTTTTAACAGAAGATGACCTAAAAGTAGCACCTAAAGCAGTAAAAGAACAAGTAGAACAAGAAAATGTGGTATTTAAACCTAATGAAGGGCCACAAACAGACTTTTTAGCATCTCCAGAAAGAGATGTTTTGTATGGGGGAGCCGCCGGTGGCGGTAAATCATATGCGTTACTAGCAGATTTGCTAAGATATGCTCATTTGCCAGACCATCGTGCCTTGCTAATTAGAAGAACCTTAGACGAACTAACAGAACTAATTGATAAAAGCAAGCAATTGTATCCGAAAGCATTTCCCGGAGCAGTATTTAAGGAATCCAAGTCAATGTGGATATTTCCTAATGGAGCTACTGCATGGTTCTCGTATCTCGATAGAGATAAAGATGTAACCCGATATCAAGGTCAAGCTTTTAATTGGATAGGTATTGATGAAGTAACGCATTACCCTACCCCTTATGTTTGGGAATACTTACGCTCTAGATTAAGAACTACAAATCAAGAGATAAAGCCCTATATGAGGTGTACAGCCAACCCCGGTGGTTTAGGAGGATGGTGGGTAAAGAAAATGTATATAGACCCATCACCGCCACATGAACCATTTGCGGCAGGTGATATAGAATCTGGTGAAGTATATAGATGGCCAGAACAACATGAAAAAGCAGGACAACCTCTTTTCCAAAGAAAGTTTATTCCTGCTAGATTAACAGATAATCCTTACTTAATGTTGGATGGTCAGTATGAAGCAATGCTTCGTTCACTACCAGACGTAGAAAGAAAAAGATTGTTAGATGGTGATTGGGAAGTTGCAGAAGGTGCGGCTTTTCCAGAGTTTTCTAGACATTTACATGTTATGGAACCAGTAGAAGTTCCTGCGGGATGGCAAAGATTTAGAGCGGCTGACTATGGTTATGCTTCTCCATCTTGTGTATTATGGGGTACAGTAGATTTTGATGGTAATATTTATATTTATCGTGAATTGTACTCGGCAGGATATACAGGTGAAGATTTAGCTAAAATGATATTAGAAATGGAAAGAAATGACCCTCCAATGTCTTTATCTATTTTAGATACAAGTTGTTGGAATAAAGTTGGTCTAGGCCCTAGTATAGCAGAAACAATGATACGCAATGGTGTTCGTTGGTTACCTGCTGATAGAGATAGAATTTCTGGTAAAGTAGAAGTTCATCGAAGATTACAGATAGACCCTAGAACAGCAGAGCCTAAACTAAAAATATTTAGTACTTGTACAAATTTAATAAGAACACTGTCAAGTATACCTACATCAAAAACAAACCCAGAAGATGTAGATACAAAAGCAGATGACCATGCATATGATGCATTACGATATATGATTATGACTAGGCAATCTAATCAACCTACACTAAATACAACCCTAAACAGAATAAAGGATAGAGTTGCATATGAGCCTAGCGATGCAACATTTGGTTATTAAATATGGATGAAGTAAAGTTTGGTGAGTTACAAAATAGAGTCTTTAAATTAACGGTAGATACGTTTAATAAACCTACGTTAAGAAGAAGCTTAACAAGTAAAGCGGCAATAAAACATCTTAATACATATGATGCACAAATTAAAGCATTACTAAATAATGATTCTTTATCACAAAAACAATATTATCAGTTACAAAATGATGTAGCAAATATTAAATCACAGTATACAACAAAAGTAACAACACAAAATAGAATTGTAAAAAACGAAAAAGCAAAAGAATTTAAGAGACAAGTAAAAGCAGAAATTAAAAAGAATGAAGCTTTAAAACAACAACAAATAAAATCACAGGTACAAACAACATCAAAAATTAATGCTAATGTTTCTGATGTATCAAAAAATACTTTAGCAGGTTTAATTAGAACTGCTGAAAAAGTTGCAGGTGTTGCACCAACTACTATAATGGAAACATCAACATCAACAACAGTAGCTAAAATACCAACAAGACCAGATAAAATTAATTTTAATTTAAAAGGTTTTGCGTTAATTCAAGACATTGCACAAAACTCTGTTCAACATGGTTATTTAGATTCTGATATTGATAAAGGTGTACAACAAAATAAAATAAGTGCTTCCGAAGCAAAAAATATAAAATCTTTTTTTAGTAAAGCTAATATAAAATCGCAAGTTGCACAAATAGGTGACATAAATAAAGCAAAACAATTTTATTCACCGCAATTTCAAAAAGCTTTTAACACATTTTTACAAACTCAGTACAACGAAGTTTTTACTAAAATACCTAAAGATGTAACTCCAACAGAAAGTTCATCTAAATCTAAAGCAAGTTTTACTGATAAGTTTACTAAAAAATTAAAAACTGGAGCAAGCATGGGCGTTGTTCCCGGCGGCGGTGGTAATAAAACACCTATGCAAGAAGCTTTAGGAATGTTTGACCCGTTTAATAAACCCGGGCCTTATATGAATAAAGGTGGTCGAGTACCACCAAAAAGAAAACCTTACGCTATGGGAGGTAAAGTCTATGGCAACTCAGTACGAAAACCAAAATTTAAATAAGAGGAGGCACTATGCCAGATAATAACTATAACTATGGTAAAGATTATATAATGAGTTCTGATAAAATTAAAGCTGATAGAGCAGACGCTCCATTAACTAGAATGAAACCAGACTTTACACCAGAAATAAAAGAGGATAGTAAGCTAATTGAAGCTTCATCTCCTGCTAAATCTGCACCATTAGACAGTTCAGTTTTAAACGCAGATAAACAAAAAGCATACTAGAAATAAATATATATAATGGCACAAGAAGACGTAAATCAAAAAACTGATGCTACGTCTACTGTAGCATCTGATGAAGTACCTTCATTAGTAGGATATATTGAATCAAAATATAATGATTCAAAAGCTTCTAGACAAACACATGAATCACGATGGCTTAGAGCCTATAAAAACTATCGTGGTGTGTATGATAGCGGAACACAATTTAGAGATAGCGAAAAAAGTAAAGTTTTTATAAAAATAACAAAAACAAAAACTTTAGCCGCTTATGGACAAATTGTTGATGTTTTATTTGCTAATAAAAATTTTCCTATAACAGTAGAATCGACACCTGTACCAGAAGGTATTGCTAATTTAATGCATACCCCTGCACCGGGAGAAGAACAACTTAAATCACCTTACGGATTTGAAGGTGATGATAATGAGTTATTGCCCGGAATGACAGAAGCTACACCTAAAAATAGATTAGGTGGTTTAGCATCTGAGTACGAAGGAATGACATTACTAGAGGGAAAAAGTAGGCATGGCGGCCCACAAATAAGTCCTGCAAAAGAAACAGCAAGACGTATGGAAAGATTAATGCATGACCAATTATTACAAAATAATGGTATTAACGTATTACGTCATTCTATATTTGAATCTGTTTTATTAGGAACAGGAATTATAAAAGGCCCGCTAGGTTATAATAAAACAATTCACAAATGGTCTAATACAGAAGAAGGTGAAAAAGTATATGAGCCTTATGATAAACTTGTACCAAAAATAGAAGGTGTCTCATGTTGGGATTTTTTTCCAGACCCTGCGGCAACTTCATTAGATGATTGTGATTATGTAATTGAAAGACATAAATTTACTCGTTCTCAATTGCGTGATTTAATTAATATGCCTCATTTTGATTCTGAAGCAATTATAGAATGTTTAGAAATGGGTGGTAATTACACTACTGAATACTATGAAGATATTATTCAAACCTATGATAAACAAAACTATGGTGAAGGCACAACTCAAGATAGATTCGAAATATTAGAATACTGGGGAACAATTGATTTATATACAGCTTCATTAATTGGTTTAGATTTACCAGAAAAAACAGATGCACTAGACCAAATACAAGTAAATGCTTGGATATGTAATGGCAAAGTTTTACGAACTGTATTAAATCCGTTTACACCTGCTCGTTTACCTTATCAAGCTTTTCCATATGAAATAAATCCTTATCAATTATTTGGTATAGGTGTTCCAGAAAATATGGAAGATGCACAATTACTTATGAATGGTCATGTAAGAATGGCTATTGATAATTTAGCTTTAGCAGGTAACTTAGTTTTTGATGTTGATGAAGCATCATTAGTACCGGGTCAAAATATGGATATATTTCCGGGCAAAATATTTAGAAGACAAAGTGGTGTTACAGGAACTGCAATTAATGGATTAAAATTTCCTAACACAGCACCAGAAAATTTACAAATGTATATGCAAGCAAGACAACTTGCAGATGAAGAAACAGGTATACCATCTATTATGCATGGACAGACAGGTGTATCGGGAACTGGTCGTACAGCCGCAGGATTATCTATGTTAATGGGTGGGGCTAATTTATCTATTAAGACAGTAATGAAAAATATAGATGATTTTTTACTTAAACCATTAGGTGAATCATTATTTCAATGGAATATGCAGTTTGACATGGATAATCCAGACGTTGTTGGAGATTTAGAAATAAAACCAAAAGGTGTTTCAAGTATCATGCAAAAAGAAGTTAGAACTCAAAGACTAACTACTTTATTACAAACAGTAGCTAATCCAATGTTAGCACCGTTTATAAAAATACCAAATTTAATTAGGGAGCTAGCAATAGCACAAGATATTGACCCAGATAGTCTGGTAAATGATATGGATGATGCACAAATATTTGCAGAAATGCTGAGAGGTTTAAATGTTGGACAAGAAAATAGCACAGAAAATGGCCAAGGTGGTCAACAACCCGGAAGTATGGGAAGCCCTACAGGCGTACCTCCGGGAGCAAATCCGAATGACCCACAAGGCACTGGTGGCGGCAACATCGGAGTTGGAAATGTTCCGCAATCAGGGGAAAGTAATTTCACTGGAAACGATGGAACGTCTTAGAGAAGACGTAAACAATACATTAAAGAATAAGTAAAGGGAGATATGGCAACAGAAGATTTAAGTAAAACAGGATTTGTAACTCTTGGAATAAAAGACCCTCTACCAGACGGGTCAGACCAAGAAATGTTAGAAGAACCTATGGGTTTTATTCCTGCGGAGCGTGCTTCGATTAGTGTAGTTGCAGGTCAAACTGACGTTAATCCTTTATCTGTTGATTTACCAGATGCAGAATTAATGAAAGCTGTATCAAATTATAGTGGTATTGATTTTAATAGTTCTTTACAGGAAACGCCTTTAATTGGTAGTAGCAGTTATACAACTAACCCAAGTTACAAAACAGATGCATCAACAGGTGAAATTATATCAGATGGAAATTTTTCTAATGATGTAGAATTATATAATAATATAACTAACGCAATTGACCAGACAGGAAAAACTGAATCATATAAATCATCAACTAGAGAACCTTATGCTGAGTATAGAAATAGATTAAAAGTACAAGGGCCGGGAGATGCAGATTATTTTATGGATTCAGTAATGGCAGGTCAAGAGCCTTATGACCCTTATAATTTTTCGTCTACACAAGATTTTGTTGCAGGATTTGGAGAAGAACAAGTAGTAGGAAATACAAAAGAATATAGAAAAAGAATACCTACAACTCCTCCATTAAATATGACAAGTGCATTGTATATGGTGGGTAAAGCATTAAAAGAAAATGCTTTTATAAAAGGGGTTAAAAATAACCCAGACAAATACATGGGTAATTCAAAATATATAAAGGATACAGAAAGTTGGTTTGCTAAACAAGCACAAAAACAGTTTGGTGCTATATTTCAAGAAAATCCTACATCAGCTATTATGGTAGCAGAAGCAAATAAAGCTTTATATGATTACTTACAAAGTACACAAGAAGGAAGACAAAAAGCTAGGGATATGGGTTTAAATGTCGAAGCTATAAATGAACAAACAGCAAAAGCAAATGCATTTAAATTACAAGCAGAACAAAATGCAGTAAGTTATTCAGCTTATCAAGGCCAATACTCTGGTTCAGCAGAAGGTGTAGCCGCTAAAAACCAAGCATATGCTAATATGTCTCAAAATGATTTAAATAATAATAGCCCTGCCGGTACTGGTCAATTTAGTGGAATGGCTATAGGAGGCAAAGGTGTATATGTAGATATATCCGATGGTATAGCCCCCGGAACAGCATTTAAAAGTGGTACAATATTTGTTAAATGGAAAAAAGAAGAAAGAGAAAAAAGAGCTAAAGAAGAAGAGTTAAAATCTAGAGAAGAAAGAAAAACATCTAGAGAACAAGAAAGAGCTCAACAACAACAACAGCAAAATGTAAGTAATAATAATTACAACCAACAAGATTTTTCTCAAAGAGACAGTAGTCAAGATAGTGGTGGCAGTTATGGAGGAGGAGAAGATAGAAGAGACAGTGGTTCTAGTTCTAGTAGTAGCGGCTCTAGTTCTAGTGGTAATACACCGGCATTTGTTGGGAATCCATTTTTAGGTAGAAAACTAGGTGGTAGAGTTACATTTCAAACAGGTGGCCCAGTTGGAAATCCTATGGGTCAACAACAAGGTTTTGTGCAAGACGCAGGAAATTTAGAAATGGTTAATGAACCTAATAAAGATATGTCTGGTATTGCAGATGATGTACCTAGAAAATTAGATGAAGGTGATTTTGTTATTAACGCACCGGCTATGGAAATGGCAGGAAGAGGTGACGTAGAAAAAATGATAAAAAATGCTGTAACAGAATTACAACGTAAAGGTGTTAAACTTGATTTTGGTCAAGCGGCAGAGGATGTAGATTCTACGGTTGAAGCTTTAGTTAGTAATAAAGAAATGATTATTCCTAAAATAATAGCTCAACAAATTGGTTATGACAGATTAGAAAAAATAAATAATAGAGGAAAGAAAAGAGTTGAAGAAATGGAACAAGAACAACAACAGGCTCAAAATCCAATTCAACCAAATCCTCAACAAGGTATGATGGCAGTAGGTGGTCAAGTAAGTTTAGATGAAAATAAAAATCAACCTATAGCTGTACCTCAAGAAAGTTTTGCAGGGCAAAGTTCTGTAGGTAGTAAATTATTATCTCCTATGTCACCGGAAGCACAAGATGATGAAAAAGAATTAACTAATAGGTCACAGAGTTTTGAAGGATTTATGAAACCTGTTAAATTAGCAAATGGTGGTAAAATATATAACAATCCGGGTAATATAGAAGCTAATACAACTGCTTCTGGAGTTACTCCTAATGAAACATATGATAATGGAAGATTTGCGGTATTTAATTCTAAAGAAGAAGGACTAGCCGCAATACCTTATACATTATCAATGTATGAAACTAATGATATAGCTGAAATGGTTAATATATATAAACCTTCTACAGAAAATAAACCCGAAGAAATTCAAAACACAATAAACTATATTAAACAGCAATTAGGTAAAGATACATTTGATTTAACAAATCAAAAAGATGTTTACTCATTAATTGAGGGTATTACAAGATTTGATTCCGGTACTGATTCACTTAAATACTATACTCCAGAAGCTATGAAAACAGCAACTGATATGTTTTTAAAAAATGTAACAACTCAAAATGTACAACCTAATGAAACTAATAAAATAGTACCTAAACCCAAACCAGATATGATGCCTATACAACAGCAAACACCAGTTGTACAGCAACAAGGAATGATGGGAAGATAAAAGTTTCCTAAAGTAAAACTTAGGATTAGTACAAGGCTACTTATACAATCGGTATAACCCCTAATGTACTCAACAACCAAAAATGGCTACTCACAATATGTGACCCCATAGGAGGAAATAATGGCTCAAGCAAAAGCTAAAGAAGCAGAAATACAAAATAAACAAGATGTGGTTGACGAAGGTAAACCAACAATGTATCAAAACCCTTATCGTAAGGATTTAGATAAAGAAGTTGAAGACCCTAGACAAGCTGTTGAGGACACCCAAGAGGCTACTCCTCAAGAAACAGGTTTTATTAATAATGAAACTCAACCAAACCATGATTATAAAAAAAGATATGATGACCTTAAAACTCATTATGACAGAAAGCAAAACGAAAGTAAGCAAAAAACTGAAGAGTTAGAAGCAAAACTTAGACTTGCTGAAAAAAATCAAGCTATGGCAAACTATACACCGCCAAAAACTGATGATGAATTAAAAAGTTTTAAAGAAAAATATCCAGACGTATATGATGTGGTAGAAACAATATCTCAAAAACAAGCATCAAGACAAGTAGAATCTTTACAAGAAGAAGTAAAATCTCTTCGTAAACGAGAAGAAGATTTAGTTGTACAAAGTGCTTATAGAGAATTGGTTAATGCCCACCCAGACTTTATTGAATTAAAAGATTCACAAGAATTTATAGGTTGGTTGAATACTCAACCTGCATCTATATCAGATGGTGTAACTAAAAACAATAAAGATTCTAAATGGGCAATTCGTGTTGTTGATTTGTACAAAGCGGATAATGGAGTAAGTAAGAGCAAACCAAGTTCGAATACTAGTGCGGCTCAGAGTGTGACAAAGACAAAGGCCAAGTCTGTAAATGTTTCTGGCGACACTAATAAGAAAATTTGGAAACAGTCCGAGATTCAAAAAATGAGTTCAAGGGCTTATGAAAAGTTCGAGAAAGAGATTGATATTGCTTTTAGAGAAGGGCGTGTTGATACTCGAGCTTAATAACTTAACCTTATAGGAGAATAATTATGGCGATAAGTGCATCAGCAGGTTATGACAACTTACCTTCGGGTAATTGGCTACCGGCGATATATTCGCAAAAAGTTCTCAAATATTTCCGTAGAAGCTCTGTTGTTGAGGGTATCACTAACACTGATTATGCGGGTGAAATTGAGAATTACGGCGACACCGTAAAGATTATTAAAGAACCAACAATTTCTGTTGCTTCTTACACAAAAGGTCAAACTACTAACTTACAAAATCTTGCTGACGACCAAGACACTTTAGTCGTGGACACAGCTAACTATTTTGCATTTAAAGTAGATGACATTGAAGAAAGACAATCTCATGTTAATTGGGAAGCTCTAGCTACTTCTTCTGGAGCATACGCTCTTAAAAGAAAGTATGATAGAGATATTTTAGAAACTATTTCTACTACGTCTGGAATTAATGCAGGAACAGCTATAACTGCTGATACTGGTGACAAGTGTCACAGTGTTATTGCAGAAGCGGCTCGTCTATTAGACGACCAATCTGTACCAGAAGAAAATAGATGGTTTGTAGCACCTCCAATCTTTTACGAAGGATTAGGTGCGGCGGCTTCAAAAGTTATGGACATGTCTGTAATGGGAGGCGGTCAATCTCCATTGACTAATGGTCAAGTATCCGACATTACAGTTTCTGGTATGAAATTGTATAAAACAACAGCGTTAAATAGGTCTGGAACTGATATTGCAACAATATCTGGTACTTCTAATGCTTTCTTTTGTATAGGTGGACATATGTCTGCTTGTGCAACAGCTTCGCACATTGCGAAAACTGAAGTAGTTAGAGACCCCGATTCTTTTTCTGACGTAATTAGAGGATTGCATGTTTATGGTGGTAAGGTCTTAAGACCAGAAGCTATCACTAGAACAGCAGTTGTCTTAACATAATATAGGAGGGTATACAAATGGCGACTCATAGTAAAGTTACTGGCGGTACAGCAGGACATCCTTCTACTAGAAGGAAACCATACTGGGTTGAAAATACAGTTGATTTATCATTGTTTGACCC